ATCCAGGGGGATGGGCTCTGTTTCAGATAGGAACGGCAGTACAATTGTACAAGACGATTTCCAACTAATATGTTTTGACTTTGTGTCTGAACCCTCGACCTTCGAGGCATATATGTATGCAGAAGGGAAGAAGAGATCGTTGGGTCTCTCTAAGAAAGATAGAATTAATTACGCTTTGAATGAAATATTAAGGAAGGAAAAATGAAGTCTGGGGATTTGAAGAAGGTATTGAAACCTTTGATTAAACAATGTATTAAAGAAGTTATACTAGAAGAGGGGATCCTCTCTGGTATTGTATCTGAGGTGGTTACTGGTTTAGGCAGCCCAGTAATCAAGGAGTCGGCACGAACCATACCTGTTAAGGCGGAGAGAATTATCAATAATAGTTTATCTGCTGAAAAAAAGAAACTTATAGACTCCATAGGCACAGATGCTTTCAACGGTGTAAATGTTTTTGAGGGTGTGACACCCGTGCCGGCACAAAAAAATAAAACACAAATAGCAGCAGACCCCCTTGCCAACACTGACCCGTCAGACGCGGGAGTAGATATCTCAGGTATTTTATCTGTTGGTGGAAAAAATTGGAAAGCTTTAATTTAATAGACTATTTATTTAGTAGCGAAGGAGTTATAAATGGCATACGATGGATTTAATGGCCGGTACGATGTAGGAGTCAACAATGTTGGGTCGTACCAGGTGAGCGGGATGCCCTATATTACGTCGTCGGTTTTAGTGCCGGCTTCGAGCGGGGAAGGAAAAGGCCACACCAGTACTATAGCTGCGGCTAAAGTATCTTTTCCTTATGTTACAAAATTTATTACCGTTAGGCATGACCCTACGGGATCTAACTATGGTGTGGGGCCCGACAACGGTATTAGGGTTGGTTTTTCCGAAGCTGGTGTTGCCGGCCAAGATCGTTTTTTCTTTGAGCTTAGCGGCAGTGAGTCAGTGACCATGGAAATTAAATGCACCGAGGTATACCTACTGTCGTGCGACCAGACCGTTAAAGAGGCGACTGTTATTGCTGGGTTAACCGGTATTCGTGCTGCACATTTGTCTGGCACTTCTGGTAATAATTATTCTGGTTCTACCGGTGTTGGCTAAGAGGTATCCTTGTCTACTAGAAAAACATACCGACATACCACTAAAGAAGAACGCGATCGAATGAAGAGTTATGAGTATCGTTCTCGGTCATACTCCTCTGGCAATAAGCCTAGCAATATGACTGTAATACCAAGGAAGAATGAAAATCCCGAGAGAGCAGTTAAAAGATTTTTAAAAAAATGTAAGAAAGACGGCATTCTTGATAAATTTAGAGAAAAAATGTATTTTGAGAAGCCTTCTGCAAAAAGAAGAAAGAAAAGAATCAAAAGAGAGAGGGCCATAGAAAAACATAACGCTTCACAAGAAAACAAATAACTGCTAAAATTGGAATTTAAGCTATTTGACTACTACTTATTTGTGAAGTTTTAATTATTCTAGAGGAAACCAATATGTCATCTTTGTTAGAACAAGCAATAGTTGATGCTGATGCACTACGAGAAGCAGCTTTGAAAAATGCTGAAGCCGTGGTCGTAAGCAAATATGCTACACAAATTAAAGAGGCCGTCAATGCTCTTTTGGAGCAGCCGGAGGATGAGGGAGAGGAAACAGGCGCTATGTTTGGTTCTGACTCCAAAGAGGACGTTGGCGAGGTACCCGATGCGGGCCAAGCTGGCGAAGAACTTTGCCCATGCCCGGAGGACGGAGAGCAACAGAGCTTTGAAATCTCGGCCAAAGAACTTTTAGACGCAATTCGTGGCGAGATGGGCGATGACGCCGGTGACGAAGCCATGGGTCTTGAAGAAGCTGCTGAATTAAGCGATGAGCTTGTTAACCAAATAATGACAAGTGCCGATGACGAAGAAATCGAAGAGAAAAAAGAATTTCCAGATTTAAACAAAGACGGCAAGACCACTCAGGCCGATGTTCTCAAGGGTCGCGGCGTTGATCTTGATGAAGGTGGGGCAGCGGCTCGCGCTGGCAACGAAGACCGCGACCAAGGTCGTGATCGTATGCACGCCGATCGTCTCCACGAGGAAGACGAAGAAGAGATGGAAGAATCTCTCACCCCTCAGGCCGACAGAGCGAAACCAGGCAGGAGACATAAGAACCCTGATGGTAGTCCCGCCGTCCAAGAAGAAGAGATTGAAATCACTGAGGATAACTTAGAGGAGATCGTTAAAGAATTCCTTAAAGTTGATGTTTCCCCGAATAATAGTGGCTACGCGGGTGTTCCAGAGCAAGACGCTGAACACAACGATGAGCTTATGATGGCTAAAGCCCAAGATGATGATTTTAAAGAGAAGTATGACGCACTTAAAGGCGCATACGATAAGCTTGCTGAAAATAACGACAAGCTTAAACAACTAGTTTTGGTTGCAAAGGACAAGCTGGAGGAAGTTAACCTTTCGAATGCGAAGCTTTTGTATACTAATGATGTTTTGAATAGCACCTCCCTGAATGAGCGGCAAAAAAATAAAATTGTCGAGGCTATTTCAAATACAAAGACGGTCGAAGAAACGAAGGTTATTTATGAAACACTTCAAAGCGCAGTGGGTTCTACTCAAAAGAGTAAGCCACAATCACTTAGCGAAGCTGTTAGTAAGCCTGCGATGTCTTTGCCGTCAAGAAGCAAGAAAAAAGCCCCAAGTCCTGGCTATGACAGGATGAAGGTTCTTGCTGGTATTATGGATAGATAGACTAGCCTATAAGGAGGATTAATAATATGTCTGTTTTAGATAAACTTACAGAAGGTATTGTCAATCGCGACCTTGCTAAGGAAGGTTCCGCTCTGCTTGGAAAGTGGGAGAAAACCGGACTTTTGGAAGGACTCGGCGATGAAAGACAAAGAGCAAGCATGGCCCGCTTGCTGGAAAACCAGGCCAAGGAGCTTCTGCGTGAAGCTTCGACAATGCAGGCAGGTGACGTTGAAGGATTTGCTTCCGTAGCATTCCCCATCGTTCGTCGCGTGTTTGCCGGTTTGATTGCTAACGATCTTGTTAGTGTTCAGCCAATGAGCCTTCCTGCTGGACTCATTTTCTTCTTGGATTTTGTGTACAGTGCGGATGGATCTTCGATGCCTCGCCTGCACGCAGTGCAAGATGAGTCATTGTACGGCGGTGGGGTTGTTGCCTCGCAGCTTACTGGTGGTGTGAGCCTCGATGGCCGCAATGAAGAGCTTGGTTTCTACAGCTTGAGCAATGGTTATGCTTCTGCTACTGGCAGTTTCCAGCCAGGCACAATTGCTGCTGCCCACGTTCTGTCCACTGGCTACTCTTGTGTTGCCTCTGGTAACTTTGGTGGTGTTGTGAAGGTTGTGGACGTTGATGGTGCTGAGGTTGGTGGTGCTACCACTTTTGCTCGCGGCACTGTTGTGAATGATGCAATTCACTCCATTCTGCGTCATGACCCGGCGTTCACTTCGGCTAGTGCCGGACAGCAGGGTTCTGCTTTCGCCATCTTTAAGGTGGCTGCATCGAACTTGGATCAGTTTGATTCTGGTTCTGCAACAAATGATAACTTGGTTTCACTTATTCTCTCTGGCGGTGACGCTTTTGATAAGTCTGCCAATGCACCATTTGGTCAATTCGCCAATAGAGGCGACGACACCGAAGTTCTTCAGCTCCGCAGACTGACCCAGTGGTCGGGTTCTGCCGCTAATAACGGTGTTTGGAAGGCTGGCAATCCCAAGACGCACATCATGTTCGTTCTGAAGGGTGGCCTTTCTGAGACAGCCGCTAACGCTTCCGTTGGTGTTTCTGAGTCGTTTGCTAACCTTGGCAATACCGATGGGATGACCAAGGTGCTTTACCCCGTCTCTGATGACTTCGCGACTGAAGGGGCTCTTGGATCGATTCGTGGTCGGGCAGACTGGGCTCTTGAAGCCGAGGCTACCATCCCTGAGATCGACATCAAGGTCGATTCGGTGGCTGTCACCGCTCGTACCAAGAAGCTGAAGGCTAAGTGGTCGCCCGAGCTTGGTCAGGACCTCAACGCATACCATAACTTGGATGCTGAGGTTGAACTTACTTCGATTCTCTCTGAGCAGATTGCTCTTGAAATCGATCGTGAGATCATTGCTGACCTTATCAACGGCGCAACTGCTGGAACGCTCTATTGGTCGCGTTCGCCAGGTCTCTTTGTGAACCGTACAACTGGTCAAGAAATTGGTGCATCTTCGGCTGCTCCTGACTTCACCGGTACGGTTAGCGAATGGTATGAGACTCTGATCGAGACGATTAATGACGTGTCGGCTCAGATCCATCGCAAGACTCTGCGTGGTGGTGCTAACTTCGTGGTCTGTGGCCCCGAGGTTGCCAACATCCTTGAGTTCACCGCTGGTTTCCGTGCCAACGTGACTGCCGATAAGGACAAGGGCACCATTGGTGCTGTCAACACTGGCTCACTCTCGAAGAAGTTCGACGTTTACGTTGATCCCTACTTCCCGAGAAACGTCATTCTGGTTGGCCGCCGTGGAGGCAGCTTCCTTGAGTCTGGCTACGTGTACGCTCCGTATGTGCCGCTTCAGACGACTCCCACCATCTTCGGTGTCGAGGACTTCGTGCCCCGCAAGGGTGTCATGACCCGGTACGCCAAGAAAATGGTTCGTCCGGACATGTATGGCCTTGTGATCTGTCGTGGTCTGCTTGGTGAGGCTGGCGCTACTGCTTAATAATTAAGCTTAGCTAATCACTCAGCCCGCTCTCTTCGGAGAGCGGGCTTTTTTATTGTAACATATATATGCTTAAGGTTTTACCATAAACTATTTACTGGTGAATCATCAAGATTCATCCTAAGTTATTATGTGCTTGAAGGCACAGCCGCAATTTTGCGGTGACACGATTATAAAAGGAGGGTTTTTAACATGGGAAGTAAAAGAATAGGCCTCGCGAGAATTGAGGCATTAATGGAAAATTTGAAGAGAGAGATTGGTCTGGGAGGATCAACTATCGTCGGACATTTAAAGAAGACGACAACTGTAACAGGTGCCGGCGGCTCTACCACGCTCACAGCCGCTGATTCCGGAGGTGTTTTTTTCGTCTCTCTGGCGTCCGGCTCTCACACTATGACGCTGCCAGCCCTGACCGCTGGGTTTAATATTGAAGTTATCGTCACAGTTGTAGCTGGTTCAGCCGCACGAGATCTTATTATCACCGCTCCCGGCGATAATATGATTGTGTCGGCCAGGGACTTCACAGCGTCAGGTGCTGCACAGCGCCACACGACAAATACCTTTACCACTCTTACGTTTGATTCGAGTGCAGGCGCAGTCGCGCCTGTTGGTTCAAGGGTACGAATCTTTTGTGATGGCACGAATTATGTATGTATCGCCGACTCCGATCATCAAGATGGTTCCACAATCATGGTGGGTTCCTGATTTAAATACAAATTCAGCAATTTGGCGTTTGAAAAACCCCCTTCCAATTGGTTGGGGGTTTCTTTTATTTATAGACTAATTATTATATCCATTGGAGGAAAAATGGGCAAGAAAAGAAGAATTTTAAGCAACCCAAAGTTTGCTAGTGTAAGAAAAATGAGATTTCCACATCTATTTACGAACAAGGAACCAACAGCGGAAGAGCTTGAGGCTGCTGCGGCAGAGGCAGAGATTGAACCCGCAACACCTATCCTTGATGCTGTAGCAGAAGAACTAGCAGAAGAGCCCGCCGTACAGGCGGAAGCCCCAGAGCCGGCAGTCGAAAAGGTGCCTGAACCTAAAAAGGTTGCAAAACCAAAAGCAAGGGCAGCCAGCAAAAAAACGACAACCAAAGCAAAAGCCCCGACAAGGAAGCGCCGCAAATCAACAACTAAGAAGTAATATGCTTCTAATGTCGGGGGGTTTTGCTTATCCGTAACTAATTACTATGTTATAAGGAACTTGTATACATGGCAAAACCCAATCTTCTACCAACTAGTCAAACCAGCAAGTCAATATTACCCTCTACGGGTAGTGTTGCTACCACCAACGACGGTGCCGGCAACTCCAGCAACTACCCGATTGGGCTATATGTAAAGACAGCCGACGATTTTGGCGGAACTAACAACTTTTTTGATAGAAACTTTGTGTCTGGGGCCTCTGATCAGGTTTCTTATACTCACAAAGCACTTGGTGGGGATGTTTTAGATATAGAATTGAGCGTTGCAAGTGTTTATACGTCCTATGAAAACGCCGTCATGGAATATTCCTACATAATCAACTTGCACCAGTCTAAAAACACTCTTACGAAGGTCCTCGGTGCCGCAACCGGCACTTTTGATCATGATGGAACCATATCGGGCTCGGGTGAGTCGCTATATGGTAAGAATATTGCTTTAAAGTACCCAAGATTTAAATTTACATATGCCACAAGAGTGGCGGAAGGAGTTTCTGAAGAAGCAGGTTTTGGCGGGACACAAACAACATACTCAGCGTCCTTTGATGTTGTGTCTGACCAGCAAATTTACGACTTGCAGAACATTATTTCATCATCTGCGGTCAATAATTCGGATGCGGCCAACGATGACCCTGTTCCGTATTCTGGGAAGATCGGGGGCGACAAGGTTAAAATTAGGAGAGTCTATTACAAGACCCCCCAAGCAATGTGGAGATTTTTTGGCTATTATGGTGGGTTAAATGTTGTAGGAAACATGTCTACGTATGGTCAATTTTCAGATGACTCTACTTTTGAAGTAATACCAACTTGGCAAAACAAGCTTCAAGCTATGGCCTATGAGGACCACATATACACCAGAATATCCCACTACTCCTATGAGATACACAATAATAACCTAAAGCTGTATCCCACCCCGGAGGGTGAACTGATCAAAAATATGTGGGTTGAGTTCACTGTCGATAGAGACTCGTGGGATGAAGAGGACTCTGGTATAAGAAAGACAGGCATTGACGGAGTAAACAACCTAAACACCATACCATTTGAAAATATACCGTTCAACAGCATTAACTCAATAGGTAAACAATGGATAAGAAAGTATGCTCTTGCTCTATCAAAAGAGACTCTTGGGCAAATAAGAAGCAAGTTTGGCACAATTCCTATTCCTGGGGAGTCTGTCACATTGAACGGCACGGCACTTCTCACGGAGGCTAGCACAGAAAAGAAGGCTCTCAAAGATGAGTTAACCGGTATACTGGACCAACTCACATATGCCGCTGCTATGAAAACAGACTCCGAGATGTTAGACTCTATAAAAAGTATGCAGAAAGATATTCCCCTTCCTGTCTTTGTGGGGTGATAAGTTATGGGTAATGAATGGTCACAGCCTGAAGCACCGCCCCCTCCCTTGTTCACTGGTAAGAAGGAGAGAGACCTTGTAAAACAAGTTAATGATGAGCTTATCGAAAGGGTTATAGGCCAGACTGTCATATACTATCCCATTGATATCTCTAGAACTAATTTTCACGACTTATACGGCGAGGCTATAACCAAAACGTTCCTGCCGCCCATCAGAGTCCAGGCTCTTATAGCGTGGGAGGGGTACAAAACTAAATATAATGACTCTATAGGTCTGGACAAAGAGTCATCAATTAATATTCATTTCCATAAAAGAAGGTTGACCGAAGATCAAGACTTGTTTGTCCGAGAGGGTGACTTTGTGTATTATGGCGATTTGTATTATGAGATCGTCACGCTGTCTGAACCCAAAAGGTTGTTTGGTCAGGTGGATCACAAATTGGAAATATCAGCGAAGTGTATAAGAGCACGGGAGGGACTGTTCGATGCCACGTAGATACAGAAGAGATTACACCGAAGTAAACAACGCAGATGGAGTACTAGGCGAGATAGCAATCATGCCATCTACCATAGAGACAATAGATAAGGCTTTTTTTAGCTGGGTTGACGGGACTTTAAACATCCACTCAACAACAAATAAAGGTTGGGATAAGGTTCCTGTTTTATGGGTCTCTGCCGAGAGAGCGTTTCAGATAAAAAATAATAAAGAGCTTCGGGACGACGCCGGTGTCTTAAGATTGCCCCTAATGACCGTCGAAAGAACCTCTTTGATCAAAGACCCACAGATGAAGGGTGTCGCGTGGGCACATATCCCAGAGTACAATGATGAGAAAGGCGGAGCCATAACTGTGGCTAGGCGGATCAAGCAGGACAAAACTGCAAACTTTGCTAACGCTGATTCGTTTAGGCTCAAAGGGGGTATGAGCGGACAATCAGTTGGTGTTGGACAGCATAACTTCCCATATGATAACAAAAAAATAGTCTATGAAACAGTGAGCATGCCAATACCAACCTATGTCGTGGCAAACTACGAAGTACACATACAAGCCGAGTACCAACAGCAAGCGAACGAAATATTTACACCATTCATAACCAAGACCGGTCAGATAAATAACTTCTTTATTACGGAGGAGGGGCATAAATTCGAAGGCTTCATCCAAAATGACTTTGGGCAGAAGTATAATGTAAAAAATCTTGGCGAGGAAGAGAGAGTTTATGCCACCACAGTTAACGTTAAAATCATTGGCTATCTGATAGGTCAGGACACAAACGCGGAACGACCCAAAATAACTGTGAGGGAAAACGCGGTAGAAGTTAAGATGCCTAGAGAAAAAGTTATGATGGGTGATATAAATGAATTTGTGACTAGCAAGTATATAGGCAAGGGATTTTATAGAGAGTAATTCGTCCGTTGAGCCTTTTCTATACTATTTATTTGTGTATACTTTATATATGCTTTTTCGGAGATAATACTAATGGCAATTAGCAGCAGATTCAATTTTGTTTCCCCAGGGATTTCGATCCAGGAGATTGACAACTCACAGCTTCCGGCTGAACCAATTAATAGTGGCCCGGCGATTATTGGCCGCCTTCCTCAAGGACCCGGCTTAAGGCCCGTAAAAATCAAATCACGTTCTGAGTTTGTCGAGACTTTCGGCAACCCAATCCCCGGAGGTCGCGGCGGTGATGTTTGGCGTGAGGGCAACCACATGGGCCCGACGTATGCTGCATATGCTGCTTTTGCTTGGTTAAGATCTGGTGTTGGGCCTGCTACGGTTGTTAGGCTTCTCGGTGCAGACCACCAGAACGCCACCGCCGCCGGTCAGGCTGGCTGGGACACCGAACTGAACCACGCTGTTGCAACGTCTTCAAACGGTGGCGCATATGGACTCTTCTTAATCCCCTCTGGTGGTGGTGTTGGGGTGGATGTTTTAGCTGCTGACGCGCATGCTTTTGAAAACACTGACAATACTGGAAGTTTAGCTGCTATATTCTACCTTAATCACGCACAGGGTGCTGCCATTGTGCTTTCCGGTAATTCCCCACAGTCAGGCTCGACACAGCTCGATATTCCGATTACTGGGACATGTGCTCTGGTTAAATCTGTTGGGCCAAGCATGGAATTTAAAATGATTATTAAGGACGGAACATCAGCCCCTGACGACGCTGCTGTTCATACCACTAATTTCAACTTTGACAGAAACTCTGATAAATATATTAGAAAAGTCTTCAACACCAACCCAGTACTCAATAACACTAGTGTTACTGATACTGCTGGTATGAAACCTACTGGCTCTGCTTACTATTTCCTTGGTGAAACTTTTGAGAGCTGGCTTGACGCGAGCCAAGACCCTTATGGTAACGTGGGTCACAACCTCGCCGCCAGTGGCTCTACAGCGGGCGACACTTTTGCTTTCATAGCGCCTATTTTGTCCGGTACTCGCAACAGGTCGGATATGAGAGCCGGCTATGTAAATGGTCAAACCGGTTGGTTCTTCTCGCAGGATCTTACAACTAATCACGCGTCTTATACTTGTGAAAGCATGCAGAGACTGTTTAAGTTCCACGGCTTAGACCACGGCGAATGGGTTCAAAACAACTTAAAAATCTCTATCACTGACATCAAGCTGTCAACCAATCAAAGTGATCCTTACGGCACTTTCTCGGTGGAGTTTAGAAGATCAAATGACACGGACGGCTCTAAGAGTATTGTTGAAAAGTACACAAACTGCAACTTAAATCCTTCCTCTGTAAACTATGTCGCTCGGAAGATAGGCGACAAATTCATGACTTATGATGATAATACTGGCTTACTGAGGGAATACGGGCAGTTTGACAACCAGTCTAGATATGTCCGCATTGAAATGCATTCTGACGTTGACGCTGGCTCTACGGATTCAGGTTACCTCCCATTTGGCGTGTTTGGCCCGCCAAGATTTAGAGGGTTTGTCGCGCAAAGTGGTAATGCATTCCCCCGTGATCTCAACCCAAGCTTGGCCGGCGACGGTTCAACCTTGGCCAACAACGAAAACGTCTGGGTTACGGGTGCAGCAAATGTTAACAGCGCTATAACTGATGACAATGTTGGTCGTTATGGCACCTACTCCCTTGCAGTGCAGCAGTTTTTGGCTGCTGCTGCCAACGCGCCCGGTGGTCCTGATTTAGCAAGCTATACAGCGTCGTTTGTCTATCCGGGAACGAGACTTCGCAAATCTGCGTCACAGGCAGATGTTAGTGATCCAAGAGACGTTTACTTTGGACTTATAACCACTAGAACCGCTACTGGCACCACCTATGACGAGGGCTACCCAGACTACCTCAGAGCGATGCCGGAGCCTGATGCCTTAAACATTGGCTTCCCGAGCGCCACTAACACTTGGGATGTGGAGTCTGGCTTGGAGTTCCAGTGGGTGTTCTCGCTCGACGACGTTACTACCGGATCCTCGGGTGCTGAAGCATTCTGGGCCTCAGGCTCGCGCGTGCGGGGTGTTGCAATGTCGCAGGTCCACGGATCGTCTTCGGCTATCCTTGAACTTGGATATAACAGCTTCACTAGCCCATTCTATGGCGGATACGACGGCTTGGACATCACAGAAAAAGAGCCGTTTGGTAATCACGTCATGACCTCAGCCGCAACTGAGCAGAATAATTATGCATACTACTCTGTTAGGAGAGGTATTAAGGCGGTCGCAGATCCAGAAGTTGTTGATTGTAACATGATCGCTGCTCCTGGCGTCACTAATCAGAAATTGACTGAGTTCATGATTTCAACTGCTGAGAGTCGTGGTGATGCGATGGCAGTCATAGACATCGAGGATGTTTATACACCAAAAACTGAAAGCACCGAGTCTTTCTCTAACAGAGTTGGCAACGTTGACACGGCTGCGAAGCAACTCAAAAGTAGAAATATTAATTCTAGCTATGCTTGCACATATTACCCTTGGGTCCAGGTGAGAGATTCACTAAATGGCGCAATCCTTTGGGTGCCACCTTCTGTGGTAGCACTGGGCACGTTTGGTTCATCGCAAGCTAAATCTGAGCTTTGGTTCGCTCCTGCTGGCTTTACAAGAGGCGGACTTTCCGAAGGCAATGCTGGCCTTGCGGTCACTGGAGTCACTGAAAGGCTCACCAAGAAGGACCGGGACACGCTGTATGCTGCTAATATTAACCCGATTGCTTCTTTCCCGAATGAGGGAATAGTCATCTTCGGACAGAAGACACTTCAAGTTACGCCCTCGGCCCTTGACAGAATCAATGTTCGTAGGCTTCTCATATTCCTCAAGAAGAGAATTTCGTTCATTGCCTCGCGCATCCTGTTCGACCAGAACGTGAGAGCGACGTGGCAAAGATTTAAGTCACAAGTTGAGCCTTTCCTTGGTTCTGTTAAATCAAGACTTGGCCTGACTGAGTTTAAAGTTGTCCTCGATGAGACGACCACAACTCCTGACTTGGTTGATCGCAATATCTTGTACGCTAAGATTTTCCTCAAGCCAGCGAGATCGATTGAGTTTATCGCAATCGACTTTGTGATTACAAGAACTGGCGCGGCTTTCGAGGACTAATATGAAACTTAAACTTACAAAAGAAAGAATAAAGAGTATTATTAAAGAAGAGGTGGGCCGTATACAGGAGGCCGGGTTTGCGTATCACGCAGCCAGACAAGCCGAGATGGGGTCCACTTCTAAGTTTATCGCTTCTGCCATACTTGATGCCTTTGAAGCAAAGGGTATGACTCTTAGCGAGGAAGACCGATACGAGTATAACGAAGACATTGTGGGAAAACTAGAGAAAAACACAGAGCTGCTTGAGTTCTTTGGTTCGCTCATGGATGAGATCGAAAGATATCATTCTGATTCGGGCGATATGAAAGACGACACGGCCATGGACATTTAAGAAGAACAAATTTATTTTAGCAACTAATTATTATTGAGCACTAAAGGGAGACATAGACAATGGCAAGTTCAGCAGGTTTTTGGACATCCGCGATGGACCGCGAGCCAAAAAGACAATATAGATTTTTGGTCCGCATTGGTTCCATGCCTGATGGAGCGACCTGGTATGCCAAAAAGGCTACAAAGCCAGCGATTGAAATCACAACTACGGAACATCAGTTCCTCAACCACACTTTTAAGTATCCAGGTAGGGCAAAGTGGAACAATGTTGACATTACCCTTGTAGACCCGGTTAGTCCGGATGCATCGATCAACTTGTCTAGAATCATTTATGAGTCTGGTTACCAGCCACCTGCTAATGTCAATGACACCACTACGATTTCTAAGGTTAACGCTGTGGCGGCCCTTCAAGGGGTTGTAATCGAGCAGATTGACTCCGCAGGTAACGCTATTGAGACTTGGTCACTTAACAATCCATTTATTACTAATGTTAAGTATGGTGACCTTGGTTACGATGGCGACAGCATGACCGAAGTCACTATTACGTTTACCTATGACTGGGCGTCTATTGAAGTTGGACCTGGCCAAGAGTCGGCACAAGGCCCAACAAGCAGAGGTGCTCCCTCTAGAAAATACTGGGCAGATAGTGTTTAGAGCTTGACACTATAGTATTTTCTTGTTATAATATTTATTGAGGTGATAATTGTCTAGAGATAATAGTTCGAGAGTTTCTGCTCCTAATCTTGATTTACAGCCACCTAAGAAGCAAAACGATTCCTTTAATTTTACTTTGCCAACCACGTTTGTGGAACTACCGTCTAAAGGCAAGTATTACAGTGAGGAACACCCGCTTCATGGCGTAGAGAGTGTTGAAATAAAATATATGACGGCAAAAGAAGAGGACATTTTGTCTTCGATTAGTCTTTTGCAAAAGGGTGTCGCGGTAGATAGAATGCTACAGAGCCTCCTTGTGAACAAAGCCCTGGTTCCCAGCGATATGTTGATTGGCGATAAGAATGCGCTTATGGTTGCAGCACGCATAACTGGTTTTGGCGAGGAATATCTTGCTAACGTAACATGCCCAGCGTGTTCCACTAGATCGGAGTACACGTTTAACTTAAGCAAAACAAAAAATGTATCCATAGATGATTTGGATATTTCTGAGGTAGAACAAACTGAGCAAAATACTTTTGTGTTCGACTTGCCAGTGTCCAAAGTTAGAACAGAGGTTCGCCTTTTGGATGGTAAAGACGAGCAATATCTGACTAGGCTTAATAACAGTAAAAAAGACAACAATCTCCCCGAAACTCCGCTGACTGATAGACTAAAGATCATTATAGCTTCAATTAACGGATCGACCATACGCGGAGACATAGAAAAATTTGTAGATCAAATGCCAGTTTTGGACTCTAGGTACCTTCGCGGTATGTACAGCAAAGTTGTGCCCAATATTGACCTAACACAAGAGTTTACCTGCACTAATTGCAACCATAGAGCGCCCATGGAGGTGCCGCTCACCGTAGACTTTTTTTGGCCTAGACTCTAAGTATTCCGAAGTTCTTTACGAAGAATTTTTTATGCTCAAATATCACGGAAATTGGAATTTTCATGAGGCCTACTCGTTGCCAACACAGATTAGAAGATGGTTTATGAAGAGGTTGGTGAAAGAAAAGGAAATGGAAGCAGAGGCTAGGAAAAAGGCACAAAAATCTTCCTCCTCACAGGCCCCGTACCAAGCAGTCCAGCACTTAAAACGCGAATAGAAAGTTTGTATGCTATTTTGCGGCTGTATACTAATTATAATATGAACTTATAGGAGCGCACTCATGTATATTGATCTAAACAACCCCAATGAAGCACAGTTTGAAAACGGCATACGTTCCATACTTGTGGAATCTATGATTGGTGAAGGCATGTCCCTTGACAAGGTAAAAATCAAAGGCACAAAGAATCAAATAGCTAAGTTCGCTTTGGTTATGGCTGCCGAAAAGAAGTATTTAGAAATGATAGACCAGCAAGGAGAAGACTCCCTCATGGCTACTAAAACAAAAGCTGAGTTGCAGTCCAAGATTGATGATCTTGAGCGAGTTCTTGAGGCCAAATGGCCTCTGGTGTGAGGTTTAGTCGATGGCAACCAAACAAGAAACTATAGATAGACTAGTCAGTGAGCTAGGCTATACTGAAGAGCAAGCTAAAGAAATAGTTAAAATTCTGGGTCCTGAGCCTAGTATTATCGCTGACACCACGAAGAGCACCCAGTCGATAAAGTCTTTATCAGAGGCGACTGTTGGCTTAACCGAGGCTTTCCTTGGACTTGGCAATTCAAGCTCAGCGTTTTCAGATTTTATGAGATCTACTGGGGCTCTCGGTGAGTTAGACGGCGTTGCTAGGATTGCCGCTGAGAGATTGCTTGCGGTCGCTGACAGGTCGCTTGAACTGAGCATAGAAACAGAAAAAACTCAAGCTAGTTTTAATAAATTAACTGGACAAATGGGTAACTTCAACCAATCCTTGTCAGAGGCTTTTGTTAGAAACGTCCAGTTCGGCGGCACACTGCGAGATTCGTCTACAGCCCTACAAGCGGTCCTAAGGAATACCACCGAATTTACTAGAATGAGTGGCGACCAGCAGGACGCGCTAGTTGACACTATGATAGTTTTAGAAAAGTTTGGTGTGAGTCAATTCACTACGGCAGAAGGCTTTGAGATGATGACTAGGGGCATGGGCATGTCCGACGAAGCTGCACGCGAAACGTTCCCAAACATGGTTGCTATGGCGGCTGAAATGGGTATGGAGGCTAGTGAACTCACCTCGCAATTCACTAGAAATGCGGATAAATTTGCTGTTTTTGGGGATCAAGGCGTTCATCACTTTAGAAGGTTGGCGGCTGAGTCTAGAAGATCTGGTGTTTCGATGGAGAACATGGTCAATGTCACAGCCCAATTCGATACTTTCACAGGCGCTGCGGATAAAGTACAGGAACTTAACGCACTCTTGGGGGGCACATATCTTGACACTATTGATATGATGATGACGGTTGATCCCACGGAGCGCATGTTAAAAATAAGAGGCGCGGTTGAGGATGCCGGGTTTACCCAAGAAAAAATCTCTGCTATGGGCGAAACGCAAGCATATTATTTCAGGAGCACACTCGCTGAAAGGATGGGAATGTCTGTCCTTGATTTCAATAAGTTGATGTCTGAATCCGGCGAGGAGTTTGCTAAAAATGCGACGGCTGCTTCTACTAGCCTTGAAGAGCTAGAGGGAGCAACAAAGTTTGGCAGGACCACAGCGGATCAAATTAATATTTTGAAAGACCAAGCAGCAGTGGGGGCCTCCCAATTTATCACACCTGTGCGTGAAGTGGCAAAAGAATTTGCCTTAGAGATTACTGAAAATGTGTATGGACCCATGGCAGAAGAGAACGCAGAATTTTTTGCAAAACTTGGTCAGGAAGGAGCGGATGGTCTTCGTGGGTTAAAGGATCAAGCAGTGGGTTATGCCGTTGAGTTCAGTGACAGTGTGCGGGAAAACTTGTTTGCGTCGTTGGAACTTATGAGAGAGTTCGAAACCGAAGCCAGGAAAATAGAGATGTTCTCCGCTCCAACCGCTGCGGCTGCCGGGGCTGCTGCTGCTACGGCTGTTCCCGCCTTGACGGGCACTCCTGCTGGTGCTCCGATTACCGTAGAAAATCTACAACTAAAAATAGATGGGAGAGGCTTCCTTAGCCTGTTAGACGGCCAGATCGCAAGTGTTGTAATGAGCAAAATTGGATTAGGGGGATAACGATAAATGTCAGACACTTTATTAGATAAGATTACGAATGGTGGTGCTTACGACGCGGGAAATATATTAGAGTCAAAGGGACAAAAACTTGAGTTTTACCACGTCCCGTCAATGACGTCCGTCAACTTCCAGGCCATCTTGAAAACCTATAATGAGACCTATACTTCCAACTGGACACCCGTCTCTGTTTTTGGTAGGGGCGATCCCATACAAAACTTTCAAGGCACACAGCGCTCCTTATCGCTGTCATGGGAGGTCGTGGCATTTAGCCTCGACGGGCAAACTAGCGCAGAAAATAATATGGCCAAGTGCTCCACGCTTGCAAGAATGCTATATCCACAGTATACTGATGTGGGGAATGCCTCTACAATATCAAAGGCTCCTTTGATTAAACTTAGATTTTCAAATTTGATCTATGACGGCAACCAGACATATGGTGCAAGTGCTGGAACAACTGGTTTATTGGGGGTTATAACTAGTTTGACTTGGACTCCAAACCTCGACTCTGGCTTTCTGGACCCCGACACGAGGCTCTACCCCAAAGTTATAGACTTAAGCATCAATTACAATGTTCTTCACCAGCATCCTCTCGGTTGGCAGTCTGCTGGTGCATTCTCCTGGGACAAAACTTCGGAAGCTTTAGGCGATTTGGCAGGTGGAGAGGGAACCACAAAACAAGTAGACAAGGCGGCCAAGCAAGATTATCGGGCTGCCAAAAAACACGACGCCTCCTCTCCACAGTGGATGGGCGGTCAAAACTTTCCGTGGAGCCGAGCCCTGTCACCACCTGCGGGCTTACAATTAGGTAGCACAGGCGGCGCAAAAAAGGGCTCCACTGAAGAAATTGTTTCCAATACTGAAACCGACACAGCCCTAGACCCCGATGGAGCCCCAGACTCATGAGATATAGAAGAAACAAAATAATAAGAAACAAAGAGCCCATTTATGAGGAAGCCCTTGAGAACCGAGGCAAAAATTTTGTGCGTCAATACGCATTGCCCAAGTTCAGACGATTGACAAAAGCCCAAATTGCGTCATTGGAAAAAGTGCCCCATGTTTGGTCGGAAGGGGACAGATATTATAAATTGGCTCAATTATATTATGGCGACTCTTCCCTTTGGTGGGTTATAGCCTGGTTCAATAAGAAGCCAACCGAGGCGCATGTTAATTTTGGTGACTTGATATATGTACCAATACCCTTAGAGAAGGCTTTGAGTTATTACGGAGTTTAAATAATGGCTGACGAAATAACCCCCCAAGATACGGCACCGCAACCAGAAACCCCGGCCCCAGCAGAGACAGAGAATACTGTTGAAACTTGGTCGGACGGTAGCGAGTATCAATATTCCTTTGATCCAGAAAAGAATGAGTTAGAGATCACGGCTGCTCCCGAGGGGGCCTTTACGGGTACAGTCGACCCAAACTCGCCCGAAGGGAAGGCTATTCTGGCCACCAAGCCCCCCAGTCCCAAGGATGAGGATCAAGAAGAAGTGGGTGATTGCCCTGAGGATACCTACGATCAGTGTTGGCTTGTTCGCAATATGGACTTCTTCGCATCCCAGAGACCAGACGGGCAACGCTTAGGCGAAAGAATACATATGTTGTCAGGAAACCCATCGACAATAATATCCAAGATGACATTAAAAGATGGTGTCAGCACTTTTTTAAGTGTCAAAACCCACGAATTATCTCAGTTGATGCCTTTTATAAGACTCCACAAACAATATTATGAGCCCGATGCGGAACTTGAAATAAAATTTCCAAACTTTATAGACCCAACCTTGGACTTGCAATCTATGCTCGATAGCAGTCTCCAGAGGGGCATAGGTGTAGGCATAGAATCCTTTTCTTGGACGTACATCGGCCAGAATCCATTTACTGCCCACAAAGATCTAGAGGCAACTTTAGTAATATACGCACAAAACTTTAATGAGCTTCTAAAAGACAGGACTGGCGTTGACTCTACTGGTCAACCACGGACTTATAGGATTATTGATCTCGTTGTGAGGCAACCTATAGCCGTCAAGGCAGACGAAGACCGCCTAGATAACAACCCAGAATTTTTTAGAACTAAAATATCGGCTGGCTGGGCAACTTCACCTGGTGGCACCGTAACCACAAAAGAGCTTGACAATGCTTTAAAAAATATGGTTGAAACTTTTGATCTAGGTCTTGTTGATCATGCATACGATATTAATGACGACGGCTCGGTAAGACTCACGCTCACTCTTAGACCTTATGCTGAAACTTCTGGTTTCCACCCTAGTGCCAACGTTATGACCTCCCCCGCTGTTCGTGGAATTAAGGAAGAGTTCGATCCCGTCCTGGCCGAGTTCTCCTCTGAGGTCGAGCAGCCCGAGGTAGTCCGAGTTGGGAATACTGCCCTGGAGCTGGATACGGCGTTGATCGTTGAAACAATAAAAAAAGAAAGAGCGGATAAAATTAGACAAATAAAAGTTGAATCATATAAGTCTTTACTCAATCGCTTGATGTTTCCCAAAGATCAGTCAAAAAGAAAAACAAATATCTATTGTGTAACGCTCGGACCCGCTGAAGATGTCGAAATAACCACCCAGCAGGTAGTAGACGGGAGGCTGAAGGAGGTCAAAAAAACTGTTAAACTTTATCCCCCTCTTGAGTCTAGAAAACTGGGGGAGAACGCCACGTCGGAGCAGTTTTTTCTTAAAAAATCCAAGGACGACGAGACCCTTGTACCACCAGAGGATATAATGCAGGCGGGAACTAGGAACATAACATTCTTTTTTCTAGGTGATTTGCTTTCAGCGGCTTTTGATGCAGCACTAGAAAATGATAATGACTTGGATAGGGTAAGGCTTATTACGCCCACTTTTGAGTACCGCGATCTTGAAACCAACGAGGTTAGGAACGCTAATTTAGCAGATATTCCCGTTTCTGTGGAATTGTTTTCTTCTTTTATGAGAGACAAAATTGTAAACACACAGCAGGAGACCTACCCCCTCTTTACTTTTATTAGAGAGGTAATAAATGATCTAGTTTTTGAGTCTTTAGGTCCCGCATGTGGAGATGGGACAGTGGGCACAACCTTCGACACGTCTCAGATTAGAGGCTTGGTTGAGGGTCGAGATAAGAAAGACCGGCTATTGAAATTTCGCTCGAAAGACGGTAGGATTGACCTTGGTCAATTTAAGAGCGACATAGATGGTTCGTCTAACTTACTTTTTCCAAGAATAGACCTGAATGTCCCATCGGACGAAACTTATAATTATGTCGTCATATATCCAGTTAATTCACCTAATTTAAAAATAGATCCTAAACTTGATGATCTAGCTCGATACAATAAAGATTATGAAGAAGGGAGATATCATCTCACGCTTGGGCAATCAGATGGAATAGTTAAAAACGCAACCTTTTCAAAAACGCAAGTGCAGGGCCTTCGGGAAATCAGGTTCACTCAGGCGGACATGAACCCGGAGGCGCAGCTTTCTGATGTTTATAATGTGGACATAAACTTAATAGGTAATGGGCTATTTGTACCTGGCACTAGAATTTATCTAAATCCTATGGGTTTAGGTTCCGACAGGTTAGGCAGCCCGTTTCAGGGAACGGAGTACGGACAATTAAAAAGTTACGCGAATATGATGGGTCTCGGCGGCTACCATCTTATTACGGGAGTTAGCTCCACAATCACAAAAGACTCTTTTGAGACTTCAATAAACTGTCGTCACGAGGGGTGGAGAGAGGAAACCTTTATCATAGCTGATGATGAAATAGGCAGTGATCCAAACACAACTAAACCGGCTACAGGGGAGGAAGTTAGAAATGGCTAGAGAACGGTTTTTTAAGGGTAGCAACTCTTCTGGTGCCCGTGAGGTATTCAATTCCAGGTCGAAGTTTGCCGGCAAGGCGTATAGCGCAGCCGCAGACGAGGGGTATCCTGGTTTACTAAGAGATTTTTGGTTTATAGAGAATCTTTACTATGGTAGGATAGACAGAGATCACAGGCCCATCATAGCACCACGCGATAGATTGAAGTCTCTGGTACCAAGTCAAAATAATTCTCCGGTGGCCTTAGACTTTGTATGCGATGCTTTCGCGGACATGAAAAAAGAATTTGATAAACACACTAACCTTAGGCGAATTAGCGATGAAGATCCGTATTTAAGTGATTTGAGCGCAAAAAAATCTTGGGTAGATTTAAATGTTCTTTATAACCAACATGTTTTACCTTTCCGAAAGGATTTTCTTAATAACTATATTTTAGCGAGATCCCTGGAGAATAAAATAAAAAACTTTGAAGACTTTGTTGATTCGCTCATGTCATATCTGGAGGAAAACTTAATCGGCATTCCATTCACCCGCACAGGCTTTTTAACTAGCAAGTATTGTACCCCCCTGGTTAGTGGGCTACATGTTGAAATAGCCGATATTAGCTACGACAAAGACTCAGAAAAGATAGCTGAAATAATTGACAGCCCAAACTTCAACTTTTTTGAACTTTGCGCGACTAAATATGGGTTTTTGATTGATAAAAACCTACCTTTTAGGTTGGTGGCCAATATAGGATCCGTGGAGATGGAGAACTATATGAAAAAATATGATACAGATAGTGATCTTGTCTTTGAGGACTATTATGGGCTGGCGCACGCAGAGGATATTGATGTGTTCATTAAATATTGCATCAAGTTCTACAACAGGTTCGTCAATGCGAGACCGAACCTAAAAGAAGTGACGGGCGAGGGTAGAAATAAAGTAACAACTTTCAAAGAAAGGCCAAGGGTCAAGTTTGAAGATTATGCCCCGACTACTTTGGAAAAGCAAAAGTATTGGCTGGATAGGTATACTAAAATAAGAAACATTGAATGCCAAAATCGCTATACCAAAGCGTTTATGTCAAACCTGTCAAGAAACTTCGGAGGGTTTCTAGCTAAGGGGGACTACCCTGGTGCTTTGCGGTATATTGGCAGGTGTTTTATAGGTTTCCTTAACGATACTGGTGGCTATAATGCTTATGTGTATTCGAAAGCAGAACTCGAAGAAGGTGTGGAAATTTCTAGACGGGAGTTAGACAATGTGTTACTAAATTCCATACCACTGAGTCGTGAGACACAATACTAGCATGGGGGCGTCTTGTATTTCCAAGCATTTGACGATAAGAAAGAATGTCGAGGCTATTATTACGACAAGTCAATTATTTATGGCCCGCTTCCACAGGGGCTCACACGGACATGGTCTCACCCCTTATCGGTAGATGGTCATAAAATCGAGTGTGCTGATCTATATTGCGGCAAGCGAATCGATCAGGTATGCCCTGAAGATTTAAAGAAGGACTGGGGTCTAGCGACTAGCAGGCTTAAGGCTTTTCTAAAGTCGTTCATTCTATCTAAAGTTGATTTAAACGCTAATTGCTTTTATGATTTGGTCCCCGAAAGATTCTTGCTAGACTTCTACGATATAAAAAATGAAATTACAAAAAGAGTGTTTGAAGAGTGCGAAAGGCCTCATAACTATGATTTTCTGCACGACTTAGATTTAATTACGAAAGAGATTAAATACCAGAAACTAAATGTAGATATGATGACTCTTAGAAGAAATAGCTATGATTTAAAAACTAAAAATTTTCTAAAGAGAGTGAGCGGTGGCCGAGTTTACTGCGACTACAATATATTTGGCACAAAAACTGGGCGTCTAGCTACCAACCCAGACACGTTCCCAATACTTAATATGCACAAGAGCTTGCGAAAATATATAAAACCAAACAACGATTATTTTGTAGAGCTTGATTATAATGCCTTCGAGTTGCGGGTCTTGCTGTATTTGTCTGGGAAGGCACAACCCGACCAAGATATTCACAAATGGAATGTTAAAAATGTTTATGGCTCTTCATTGAGTAGAGAGGAGGCCAAGAGGAGAATATTTGCTTGGTTGTATAACATTGACTCAAAAGATTCGTTGTCGGAAGCGGTATACAGCAGGGGAAGAATATTGGACCAATATTGGACCGGCACACAGGTTGTGAATCCTTTTGGTAGAGAGATAGAGTCTGATAAGTTTCACGCCACATCATATCTCATACAAAGCACCGCCGCTGATATTGTCTTGAGGCAAATGGTAAAACTATATAAGCTTTTAAAGGATAAAAAATCACACATCGCGTTTACGATTCATGATTCGGTGGTTGTGGATATGGCGAAAGAGGAGATGGGCTTGTTGGCGGCCTTAAAACAAGAGTTCTCTATGTTTAATGACACAGAATTTTTGACTAATGTGTCCATTGGTAGTAACTTCGGTAGTATGGAGAATAAAACATGAAAACGATAATTGTATCCGGTTATTTTAACCCACTACATAAGGGCCACATAGAATATTTTAATAATGCGAAGGCTCGCGGTGATAAGCTATGTGTGATTGTTAATTCTGACCTTCAGAGAGGTCTGAAGGGTTCAAAAGAGTTCATGGACGAACAAGAAAGACTTACAATCGTAAAAGCACTTAAAGTTGTAGACGTCGCGCTAGTATCTATTGACAAAGACACAACGGTCAGGGAAACCATCCGGCTTGTACACGAGTTATACCAACAGCACGCTTTAACCAGGATGTTCACACTAGCGTTTGCTAACGGCGGCGATCAGACAAACGACTCAATTCCAGAAAGAGAAGTTTGCAAAAAATTGGGAATCGAGTTAATAGATAACCTCGGGGGCAAAGTCCAGTCGTCTTCGTGGTTACTGGGGAGTGAGGAATAATGGATATTATCGGCTTAGGAACACCGGCATGCAAGATAGCACAGGCTTTTTCGCAGTACCCGCAATATGGGAACATTTATAAGGTGGATACTGACTGTGAAGAGGTTTCCGAGAAAAACATCAATTGTTTTAGCATCCCCGAACAGGACAACCCTGAGAAGTACGAGGCGAACACTCCTAGTTTTAAAAAGTTTTTTAAGAAGCTTGATGATGAGGTGCTTTTTATAGTGACCGGCTCTGGAAAAATTTCGGGGATGTCCTTAACTCTTCTAGAGCAGATAAAGGGCAAAAAAATAACGGTCTTATTTATTAGACCTGATCCGACCCTGTTATCTGAAAAAAAGAAGAAGCTTGGCAGAGCGGTATTTGGTGTGTTGCAAGAATATACAAGATCCGGCATCTTTAACAGGATGCTGATTGTGGACAACGCCATGGCCCAGAAGGCGATGAATAAAATTTCTATAATGAATTTTTTTGAAAAGATTAATGAATTCATCGTATCAACAATCCATATGACCAATGTGTATCACCGCATTGGTGCTGTATACGAGAACAAACTGAAAGTCCCGGACTCTTGTAGGATAGGGACAGTCGGCTCGTATCAAATGGAGACCTCAGAAAATAAGATGATGTTTGACCTGGACTTTCCGAGACACAAGAGATACTTCTATTGCATAAATAATAAAAAACTCAATGAGGACCAAGATCTTATAGATGTCGTGTCTTCGCAAATGAAGGCTGAGGCTTCCTCTGATGAGATCAATGTCTCATTTGGCGTCTATGCAACAAATTATGAAGATGATTATGTATACTCGGTCTGGTATACAAACAAAATTCAGGAATGGAGTTAAAATGAACATTTACACTGGCACTTTTATAAAAACAAACGGTGACGTGAGGACTATGCGTTTTGTGAGGGTTCCCGATCTTCCAAAAACCTTCTTGGCGGGTAAGATTAAGAACACAGGTAAAAGCTCTACCTTGAAAGAGGGTAAGGAGCTAGTTTGGGATTTGGACAAAAATAATTTTAGAATTTTTGATTGGGGATCCGCTGTTGGTGAACCTTTGTGTGAAGCTGCCGAAGAAAGTTTCACAAAAACGTTTGACAGTATCTAACCTCGTGTTAGATTGTCGCTAGAAAAGCTTGGAGATATTTTCTTTAAGTTTTTACTATAGGGTAATTAACCCGAAAATAAAAAGGAGAAAAAAATGGGTATTGATTTTGATAAACTTAGAAAGACCTACGATAAGGTCATGAACAAAAAGGGTGATTCTATTTTCTGGAAGCCAAAGGATGGCGAACAGATTATTAGAATTATTCCTACGAAGGATGGAGACCCCTTCAAGCCGTATTGGTTTCATTATGGTATCACCAGAGGTGGGTTCCTGTCTCCCTACAGAAACTTCGAGGAAAATGATCCTCTGAATGATTTTGTGCGAGGTCTGTTTGACGAGGCCACGGAGGACAGTATTAAGATGGCAAAGAAGCTGATGGCTAAGCAACGCTTTTTTACCCCTGTTATTGTTCGAGGTGAGGAAGACAAAGGTGTTCGCTTGTGGGGTTACGGTAAGAAAGCCTACGAGACACTCGTTAAAATTTGCATGAGCAAAGAATACGGGGATGTCACAGATGTTCACAAGGGTCTTGACCTCAAGATCACTTATGGCAAACCGCCGGGCGCACAGTTCCCGATGACGGATATTTTGCCTGTCCCATCGTTTTCGCCAAACACGGATGGTCAAATGACCATTGGTTCCCCGGCGTCACAGGATTCAGCCCGGATTAATGCCTGGATTGAAGGTGTCCCAGACTACGACACTGCCTTTGAGCGAAAGACCCCCGAGGAGGTTGGACAAATTTTGGACAACTACCTTAAGGACGAGGGCGAGAAAGAGGAGATGGTGAAGTACGGAGATGACGCTTCCTCCAGTCCGGCTACCAACGCTACCTCTAATGACGTAGAATCTAAGTTTGCGGAGCTTATGTCTCAGTAAATACTAGGATACCACCGCAGGGGGGCACGGGTTTACAGGTGTCCCATCGTTAATTAATTATAAAGGAGAAGAATAATGTTTGAGTTTATTAATCGTGATCACATTTTCGGTGCATTGGCCGGGGTTGCTCTTATGAGTGCCACAGTCTTTCTGGTCGGATGTGACGGTGAGGAAGGTAAGGATACGGGTGATAGCGCTGCGGAAACCAGCACTACAACCAGTACTACTGTAACCGACCCAACCACCACTACGACTGGGACCACTACAACTGGGACCACGACCACCGGAACTACTACTGGTACTACTACCGGGACTACCACTGGCACCACCACTGGTACTACCACCGGGACTACTACTGGCACGGGTACGGGCACTGGAACAGGAGGATAATTATGAAATTCATTAAAGAAAATAAGAATGTATTTTTCTTGCTCGGAGCAGCCGTTTTGGCTGTGGGCCTTTGGGCCTTTGGAAGTAGTACTTCCTCCGAGAATGCCGAGGACGGCGTTACTGAAGCACTCGCGGAACTCGTTGAAGAGTCCAAGGAGCATACCCCACAAGAGATTGTGGTGGAAGCTACCAAGGTCGAAAGTCTTGTTGACAAGGCCAACGAGGCAGCGGCTGTGAATCAGGCCAACGAAGCTGTGAAAAATACTATTGATGCCGATCACCCTCAACGGTGATTAGGGCGTCAGCCGCAGGGAGGCATGGGCTACAGATGTCTCAATTTTTATTTTATCGGAGGAATATTGGCTAGACAACAAAAAGTGAGAGTCGGGGGCCTGTCGCCCGACGATATTAGAAAGATGTTAAACAAAGGGTCTGGTTCTAAGGTAGCCTACTCTTTGAAAGATGAGAACCCATCAGATGTAAAAGAGTGGGTCTCAACCGGCTCTAGATGGCTGGATGGGATAATTTGTAAGGGCAAATTGGCTGGTATCCCACTTGGCAAGATTGTTGAGATAGCGGGCCTCGAATCAACCGGGAAGAGCTACATGGCTGCCCAGGTTGCAGCGAATGCACAAAAGGAAGGCCTAAAAGTGGTCTATTTTGATTCTGAAAGCGCGATCGACTCAGAGTTTCTACAAAAAACGGGGGTATGTTTGGATGACCTGATTTATGTCCAAGCGGAAACGGTTGAGTTTGTCCTAGAATCCGTGGAAAAGCTTATCAGCCATGACGATAAATATTTCTTTATCTGGGATAGTGTTGCAAACACCCCCTGCAAGTCTGATACGGATGGCGATTTCAACCCACAGTCCTCCATGGCTGTAAAAGCAAGAATTTTGTCTAAGGGTATGAAGAAGCTTGTTATACCACTAGCTAACGCAGAAAGTACAATTTTGGCATTGAACCAACTTAAAACAAATATTTCAAATAACACTGCCGATATACTTCTTAACCCACATGTGACACCTGGTGGCAAGGCATTACCATATGCGTACTCTTTACGTATCTGGCTGTACCCAAGAAGAGCTAAAAAGTCTTATATTATGGACGATAAGGGTTATAGAATTGGGTCCGAGGTAAAGGCAAGGATTAAAAAGTCGCGTTTCGGAACCGAGGGCAGAGAGTGTGCTTTTAAAATTCTATGGGGCACAGAGGACGCGGTTATTCAAGATGAACAAAGTTGGCTAGATGCTGTCAAAAGTTCTGAGCACATTGACCAAAAGGGTGCGTGGTACATTCTCACACATAAGGATGGAAGCGAGCAGAAATTCCAATCGTCTAAGTGGCTTGAGCTATTAGCAGAGGATAAATTTCGATCCCGCATCCTAGAAATTATGGATGAAGAGGTCATACAAAAGTTTTCATCTCGTGAGGGCGATGCCACGGCATTCTATGATGTTAACCAGGGCGCTGAAGACGAATAAATGAGAGCCCTAATTGTAGATTGCATGAATCTATACTTGAGGTCGTACATTGTGGACCCTAGCGTTTCGCTTAACGGGAACCCCATTGGCGGCCTCAAGGGCTTCCTAAAGACCTTTCAAAAGATATGTCGTGAAACTGGCCCTACAAAAGTATTTCTCGTTTGGGATGGTGCTGGTGGCTCAAAAAAGCGCCGCACACTGGATAAAAATTATAAATCTGGTAGGAAGCCCTTGAGGCTGAACCGCGAGATTAGAAATCTTTCTGAGTCAGAAGAGGTTTATAATAAGTTCTGGCAACAAGCCCAGCTAATAGAATATCTTAACCTAATGCCAGTAGGACAGTTCTGTTACGAGAATGTGGAAGCTGATGATGTGATAGCTTTTATATCTCAGAACCAGAGACTCAAGGACTTTCAAAAAATTATTGTCTCCAGTGACAAAGACTTTTATCAGCTTTGTGACAATAAGACAGTGGTGTATAGACCAGCCCAAAAGGAAATAGTCAATAAGAACGATATACTTGATAGGTATTCTATACACCCGAATAATTTTGTGCTAGCCAGGGCCCTTTCAGGCGACAGGAGCGATGGTATTAAAGGTGTCGGCGGGGCAGGTTTGAAAACTGTAGCGAAGAGGTTCCCGTTTCTCGCAGAAGAAAAGTCCTATACGATAGATGAGTTAGTTGACTTTTGCCTTGGTGTGGAAAACAAACTAATCATACACAACAACATCATAAACAAACCTGGTGTCATCGATAAGAACTATAAAATGATGCAGCTTACAACTCCAGCCCTGTCAGTTCAAACTTGCGGCAAGGTAAGTTATATTATGGATAACTGCGAAATGATTTACAATAGAATGGAATTTATTAAGATGATGTTTTATGATGGTTTTGGTGATTGGAACCACAGTTCTCTGGACAGGACTTTTAGAAAAATCATCTTTGAGCATAAAAATAATTGACAAATAGAAACACACAGAGTATTTAGAATGCGGGGGAAATAACCATGAAGAACAGAGACAATTTTGGCAAGTTCGGGAGGAGCTTCCAAGAAGGCCTATGCCAGCTACTATTGCAGGATAGGCCTTTTTCAGACCAGATGTTTGAGGTCTTGGATTTAAGTTTTCTAGAGTATAATTATTTGCGTTTGTTTGTTGAGGAAATAGAAACTTATAAAACCAAATATAAGGTCCACCCAACACACAAAACAATGAACACGATCATTAGATCAATGGAGCACGAAAATGAGGCTCTGCTGACTCAGCTAAAGGACTACTTCGCTAGAGTTCAGTCTACAGAGGTCGAAGGCCCAGAGTTCATTAAGGAAACCTCTCTGGAGTTTTGCAAAAAACAAAAGTTGAAAGAAGCCATGCTTAAGTCTGTTGACTTATTACAAGCGTCTTCTTTTGACGAGATTTCTAAGATTATTAACAATGCACTCACCTTGGGCTTGAGCCCGGACCACGGCTATGATTATCTAAAGGATTTTGAGCGCAGGTTTGAATTTAAACACAGAGACCCTGTGACTACTGGCTGGAGCGAGATCAATACTATCTGTAGAGGTGGTCTTGGCAAGGGCGAATTGGGTGTTGTTATCGCCCCAACTGGCGCTGGTAAGTCTATGGTATTGGTTCACTTGGGCGCGAGTGCCCTAAAGCACGGCAAAACTGTTGTCCACTATACTTTAGAATTGGGTGATACGATTATAGCCAACAGGTACGATAGTTGTTTAACCAAGGTTCCCTTGGACAGTCTTGTCTCCTTTAAAGACATGATTTATGAGTCAGTCAAGGACCTCGATGGGTCTTTAATCGTGAAAGAATATTCAACTAAGTCAGCTACCACAAATACGATTAGAAACCATCTTGAGAAGTTGCGAGTAAAGGATATTGAACCCGACATGGTCATAGTGGATTACGGTGATCTTTTACGCCCAATAAACAATCAAAGAGAGAAAAGAAATGAGTTGGAGTCTATTTACGAAGAGATGCGAGCGATAGCACAGGATTTTAATTGTCCGGTGTGGACCGCATCACAGACGAATAGATCTGGACTTAACGCAGAAGTCATCACCATGGAGTCGATCTCTGAGGCATTTTCTAAATGCTTTGTTTCTGACTTTATATTTTCTGTTTCGAGAACAGTAGAGGACAAAGCTGCAAACTCTGGAAGAATTTATGTTGCTAAAAACCGAAATGGCCCGGACGGTTTGATTTTCCCAATATTTATGGACACCAGTAGAGTGAGCATTAATGTGCTGCCGTTAAATACGAATGCAGAAGTGACGACGGATACAAAAAATCAATCTGAGCTACTAAAAGAAAAATGGAAAAAATTTAAGGAGAGTAGAAAAACATGAACAAGGCATCAAAAATACTATCGGATATAACAGTGTATATGAAGTACGCTAGGTATATGGCCGACAAATACCGCAGGGAGACATTCGAGGAACTTACAGACCGCAACAAGGCAATGCATATTAAAAAGTTTCCTGACTTAGAGGAGGAGATTAATGCGGCCTATAAATTCGTCTATGATAAAAAGGTTCTCCCCTCGATGAGGTCGATGCAGTTTGGTGGTAAGCCGATTGAAGTGGCTCCAAACAGGATTTTTAATTGTGCATATATGCCGATAGATGATGTTCGTGCTTTTGGTGAGGCTATGTTTTTACTTCTTGGCGGCACGGGTGTTGGTTACTCGGTACAAAAACACCATGTTGAGCAGTTGCCGGTTATTCTAAAACCCAGCGGTAAAAGAACTTATCGTTATCTTGTATCTGATTCCATTGAGGGCTGGGCAGACGCTGTAAAAGCGCTTATCAACTCTTATTTTAAGGGGACATCTAAACTGCGCTTTGATTTTTCTGACATCCGGCCCAAAGGGGCGCGTCTAGTGACTTCTGGCGGCAAAGCCCCAGGACCACAGCCGCTTCGAGAATGCCTTGTTAAACTAAGGGGTATTCTTGATGCCAAAGAAAACGGTGACAAGCTGAGCCCCATTGAAGTTCACGACATGGTGTGCCACATAGCCGATGCTGTGCTTGCGGGTGGCATTCGTCGTGCAGCCCTAATTTCTCTCTTTTCCGCAGATGATGGAGAAATGATCGCGTCTAAGTCTGGAAATTGGTGGGAGACGGATCCACAACGTGGCCGGGCAAACAACTCTGTCGTGCTAATGCGGCATATTGTAACTAAGGAATTTTTTATGGAGTTGTGGGACCGCGTTAAAGCTAGTGGCGCAGGAGAGCCCGGCTTTTATTTTACGTTCGACAAAGACTGGGGGACCAACCCATGTTGTGAGATTGCGCTGAGGCCCTTTCAATTCTGTAATTTAACAGAGGTGAATGTTTCTAACGTGACCTCCCAAGAGGAGTACGAGGAGAGAGTCAGGGCGGCTGCTTTTATCGGTACGCTCCAAGCATCTTACACAGACTTTCATTATCTTCGTGCAATATGGCAGCGTAACACTGAGAAAGATAGCCTTGTCGGCGTGTCTATGACTGGTATTGCGTCCGGCAATGTTTTAAAATTAGACATGAAGGCGGCGGCTAAAATGGTGAAACAAGAGAACAAGCGGGTAGCAGAGTTAATCGGCATTAACCCCGCCGCCCGAACAACGTGTGTCAAGCCAGCAGGAACCACATCTTTGACACTCGGTACATCATCCGGGATTCACGCGTGGCATAACGATCACTATATACGTCGCATCCGTGTCGGTAAAAATGAAGCTATCTATCAGTACCTGAAACAGCTACATCCTGAACTGGTAGAGGACGAGTTTTTTCGCCCTCATGACACCGCAGTCATCTCAGCGCCACAGAAAGCCCCAGGGGCAGCCATAACACGCTCTGAGACCGCCCTAGACCTGTTGAACCGCGTGAAGAGGGTTAGCACTGAATGGGTTAAGGCGGGCCACCGCAAAGGGCAAAATACGCACAATGTGAGTGCAACTGTTACCATAAAGGATGATGAATGGAAAGACGTTGGTGAATGGATGTGGGAAAATAGAGAGAGCTACAACGGACTCTCGGTACTTCCTCACTCTGACCACACTTACAAGCAGGCACCATTTGAAGATTGCGACGAGGAAACATATAACGAAATGTTAAAACTATTACTCGAAGTTGATCTTACGGGCGTAATTGAAATGCAAGACGACACCGACCTACAAGGAGAACTAGCATGCGCCGGCGGCGCTTGTGAAATAGGATAAAATTATTTGACTTAATAAGTTAAACCAATTAATATATCATGTAGCGAGGTGTGTCGTGAAATTTAATTACCTGTTGCCAAAGTATGAGCAACATCGCCCGTGCGCCGTGGGTGGGGAACATTATTACCTACCCACTACACATGTTGAATCTACCCTAAAACATGTTGCTGTTCGCTTTAGATGTAAAAAATGTGGGGAATTGGCAACAGCTTTTTTCACACAGGAGGAATTTTTTCTCAATGAGAATCTTTTAAACAAGTACACAAATGGAGTTTAAAATGGAGATAGAGCCGAAATCAAAATGGATTCACATCGAATTACCATTTCAAAATGAAAAAAAAGATGAATTAGTTTTGCTGCCCGAGAGCTTTAAGCCCGCCGAGGATGAGTATAAAGCAGCTAGCGTGATCAAGGATCCAGAGCAGGAATATAAATATGGTGATGTTGTAGTCGTGCCTTCACACATTATTAGAGAAATTAAAATTGAAGGCAATGTTTTTAACCTCGTGGAGAGAAACCATATAATGGCATTGTTGAAATAGGGATTTCATAACTACTTACTTATGTATTCAGGGGGGGTAGTTATGAAAAACCAAGCGATAGCCATAGCTGGCGGATGCGCTGTTGGCCTAATGGGCACATTTATATTTAATTTTCTGATCAACATGTTTCCATTGTATAAGCCCGAGACTGCGAGTGCGCTTGGATCATTGCTGGGAATGGAAGAATATAATGTGATACACTATTCTTTAATAGTTTATTTATGCCTGTTTGCGCCCATAACTGAGGAATATATATTTAGAGGTTTGTTCTGGGAATTTATTGAAGGGGTGTTTAACAAAAAACTAGCCTATTTACTTACGACTATTTTATTTTGTTTGGCACATATTGAACTTTTGCATATTGTCTCTATTCTACCATTATCTATATACTTTGGTTGGCTTAGATTAAATAGTAAAAGTATATATCTTCCAACCTTGGCACACATTGGAAACAACACGCTAGCCACAGTGATTTTTATTCTTTAAGGAGGGCTCCATAAAAACTTTAACGATTAAAAGTTTAGTCATAGGCAGTAGCCTTAGAGCCCTCGTTTATAGCTATAAGATGGGACTTCCGGTCCTCTTTGTAAAATCTGATGCGCCGTCCAGGTTTGATTATTTACCCGGCAGCGCACTTTCAACAATAAACAAAAGGCAGGCTTGGGAAGCTTTGATGTTTATATTAAACTTATCTGGGCTTCTGCTATTCCCAAATATGTTAAATAGATTAAAAGTTGAAGATGATTTTTTGTTAGCTAGGACGCCAAGGGGCACAATAAAAATTAAATTTGAAAAACTTACTATTTTTGATGATTTTGCTTTAGACGGGCTGCCAAGAATAATGTCAGAGATCAAAGAAAAGAATCGTGTTATTGATTGGCTAAATGTAAGGTCTAGTGGTAGACACGATATTAATTTTATCCATGATGACGGTGACTTTGTGTCAGAAGTTATTTTTTATCCATCTGATAGAAGCGATAATAAAAATCATAAGGATTTAGTTGCTGTCTCTCACTTAACTGATGCCGAGGTTTTAGATTTTGATTATTCTAGCACCATGGTAAAATTTAAAGTTTTAGAGATGATGAAGAAAGCAGGCATCAAGGGCAAAAGAAATGGTTTAGACCCAAGAAATAAGAATAAGTACAAATACTATGCTATAAAAATAGAGCCGGCTAAGAGAAGTGTTGTCAACATGTCAAAAAGGACTTACGAATACGACGATAGATTTCTATTTATCGAGGATGATCTGACAGATATCTTGGGCATGCAGGATACCAAACATCCAATAAGTCTTGGGGAGTTGGTTTGTCATCAGATACCCATATAGCCGGTATTGTACCCGTATCAGGCCAAGACCTGGGTTTTAATTTTGACTGGCATGACTCGCTTATGCCATTATCACCGGATTATTTAGCGCTGGAAAGGGCTGTAATAGAGTGTGCTTACGCGGGCTGTGATACAATATGGCTAGTTTGCAATGATGATATCACTCCCCTTGTAAGACACCGAGTAGGCGAAATGGTGGAAGATCCAGTGTGGTCAAACAGGAAGAGCAAGATCGCCTCCCAGTATAAAAGGAACATACCCGTTTTTTATGTGCCCATACACCCAAAAGATAGAGACAGGCGTGATTGCTTATCATGGAGCATATTACATGGAGCACTAACTTGTTTTAAAATATCTTCTAGTATAAGCAAGTGGGTCGTCCCCAAAAAATACTATATAAGCTTTCCGTATGGGATATATGACCCGGAACTAATTCGAAAACACCGGAAGGAGATCCTTGGGGATAAAAACTTTTTCTTCTCCTTTGAGGGCCAAACTGTTAAAGATGGCTTATACACATCTTTTACCATGAACAAGGATGATTTCCTAGAATACAGAAGAGTTATAAGGCAAGAGGGGTCCGGGCTATATGAAAATCCACAGCCGGGGAAAATGCCTCATAAAAAACTACCACCAAACGAAAGATACACTGCTAGAAACTTTACCCTTGACAAAGTCTTTAAACGTGCTAAAGTAGAAGAGTCCAATGTCGTTAGTTTGCCTTGGTATAACTCAATAGACAGTTGGGACAAATATTGCGAGTTCTTGTCCCTTGGACATAAACTTGAAAAACCAAAGGGTATCTTGTTACCTAATAAAAAATGGAAACTAATAGGAGTTTAAAATGAAAATGAAAGAAGTAGATATTAAATTGGCCAATCTCGAACAAGAGGTTGCTAGACTAAACCAGAAGAACTCGATGCTTGAGAGTAAGCTTGGTAGACTGAGAGCCAATCTCATGGTACTTGAGTTTCCCCGAGAACATCAAGCGACGGTGAATAAGTTTTTTGAAGCAGTTGAGCGATCTATCACTAGTTAATAGAACGAAGAGGGGGTAGTTTTATGGATAGAACAAAAACAAATATACCATTTGTGGGCCTGCACGCGCATAGCGTAGCAGGCTCAGTTTTCGATGCAATCGGATACCCACAGGAGCACATGGACTTTGCCTACGATAATGGCAGCAGTGCATTAGCTTTAACGGACCATGGCAATATGAATGGGCTAGCACATCAAGTTCTGCATACCAAAAAGATGAGGGAACAGGGAAAAGAATTTAAACCTATTTTTGGTTGTGAGGCCTATTTCCTACCCTCTTTAGAAGAATGGCATGCCGAGTACGAGCACTCTAGAAACCAGAAGGCTAAGAACAAAAAGAAAGATAAGACAAGTGGCACGACTATTGAAGATGAGGGAGCCTCTAAGAAGGCTATGGACAATATCCTTAACAGGAGACGGCATCTTATCCTGCTGGCCCAGAACCAGGAGGGGCTGAGCAACCTATTTAAGATTATTTCTCAAAGTTACAAGCCGACAAACTTTTATCGGTACCCAAGGATAGACTACGATCTTCTCAACAAATACTCAGAGGGCATCATTGCTGCGTCGGCCTGTCTTGGGGGAGTTTACGCTGGTGATTATTGGGAGAATATGGCGGATGGCGAAGAGGCTGTCTTAGTAGCAATGAGAGCCACGACTGAGAAAATGCTCTCTATATTTGGTGACCGCTGGTACGGGGAACTGCAATGGAACAATGTGCCAGAACAACATAGGCTAAACAAGTGTATAATTAAGATGCACGAAGAATACGGCATAAAATTGATATCCACCGCTGATAGCCACTACCCTGGGCCCAATTCTTGGAAAGACCGTGAGCTATATAAAAGGCTTGGTTGGTTAGGCAAGGGACGCGCAGAAGGAGCCGAATTGCCCGACAACGTCGAAGAGATCGGCTATGAGCTTTATCCAAAAAATGGCGATCAGATGTGGGAATCGTACCAACAATACTCGCAAGAGGCTGGCGAGGAGTACGATGATGAAATCATTTTGAAGTC